GACTTCCTAGCGGAAACTATATTGAGAAAACTGCAAGTCATTTTTTAATTGTTTGTGGTCAAACTCCAACAACTGCTCTATTGGCTATGAAATCTACACAATTAAAGATTTCTAGAAAATGGAATAGTATGATGGCTAGTATAAAGATGAAAGGTGCAAATGGATTATTTACACCGGCATCTTTTAGTCATGTATACAAATTAAGAACAGTACAACAATCAAATGATAAAGGTACTTGGTTTGGTTGGGAAGTTAGTAAAGTAGGTCCTGTTGAGGATTCTTCTTTATATCAACAAGCTAAGTCGTTTGCTGAAAGTGTTTCAAGAGGAGACATTAAGGTTAAACATGGTGAGTCCAATGGGTCTGAAAAGACTTCAGAAGCCCACTTCTAATTAAGTAATCGGGGCAAGTTAATCCTTGCCCCAAACAACAAGGGCATTTATGGAGAAAGAATTTGGAGAAATATTTAGCGGGCTAAAAAGAAATTTTGGTATTGCTTATTTAGATGAATTTAAAATTGATCCTAACACAGGAAAGAAAAAACCAAAACAATATGGGTGGTCATTTAAAGAAATAACTGAAAAACATTATTTAGATCATTTAAATGGTAGAACATCTATTGGTATTCAACCATGTGATGATGATGGCATGGCAAGTTTTGGTGCTATTGATATTGATGATAAAGAACATAGTTATGTTAATTTTCCATATAAAAAATATTTAGACATTATAAAACAAAATAATCTTCCATTAATTCCAGTTAAATCAAAAAGCGGTGGACTACATTTATATTTATTTTTAAAAGAAAAAGCTAGAGCAGTGTTTTTAAGAAACTTTTTAGAAAGTTTATTATATGTTTTAAAATTAAAACCAAGTACAGAGGTATATCCAAAACAAACTGAGCTTGGATATGATGAAGAAAAAAAAGAATGGTCTAATGGTCAATACATAAATCTTCCTTACTTTAATGGAGATGAAAGAGTTGCAATTAATTATGATGGAACTGCTTTTACATTAGAACAATTTATCAAAGTAGTTAATCACAATAAAAAAACAAAAGAAGAATTAGAAGAGTTTTCGCTTGCCCTTGTGAAAACTGTCTTACAAGGAGGTCCAGATGAATTTAATGATGGCCCTCCTTGTTTACAGATTATGGCTAAAGAACCTTTAACTGATGCTAGAGATAGATGGCTATATAACTACATGGTATTTGCTAAGAAAAAATATCCTGATAATTGGCAAAGTGTTCTTAAAGCAGCTCCACAAAAATATTTTATTAAAGATTCTAATGGTATCGTATTAGACGATTGGGGATCAGAGAAAAAAATATTAGACAAAGTTAAATCAGCTGCAAAAAATACAAAGGGATATAGTTGTACTCAAGAACCTATTGTTAATTTCTGTATGAAATCAGAATGTCTTAAAAGAAAACATGGTGTTGGATCTGATAGGAAGAGAATGTTTCCACCATTATCTAATCTAGTAAAAATTAATTATCCAGAACCAGAATATACATTCAATGTTGAATTACCAGAAAACAAAGGTATTAAACAAGTAAGAGCTAAAGATATTAAACAAATTAAAGATCAAGAAGAATTACGATCTTTAATTATGAAGACTGCAAATATTTATGTAGCAAAAGTAAAAGGAGATGATTTTGAAAATGTTATTGCTAAATTATTACCTCCTGTAGAAATACATCAACCACCTAAAGGAACAACTCCAGATGAATTATTACATGAGTATTTAGAAGAATACTTCAATGGACCAAAAGCAAAATCATATGCTTCTTTTAAATCAGGAGCGGTATTAGTAGAAGATGGATTTGCATATTTTAAATTTGCAAATTTCTTTAATACTTTAAAGAATAAAGAATGGAAGGAAGGAAAAGAAAGAACTGGTCAAAAGATAAAAGAAAAATATCAAGCAGAATTCGGTGTTAAGAAAAGGTTTCCAAAATTAAATAATGAAACTACGAACTATGAAGCTATAGAAGTTGTTAAAATAAATTTAAAGTTAGAAGGAAATAAATTTATAAAAGATATTGCTAAAACAGAATTAGTCAAAATGAAGGGTAATAAAGACGTATTTTAATGATAAAGAAAGTATTAGGACCACCAGGAACAGGAAAGACAATGACATTATTAAATGAAGTTAATAACTATTTAATGAAAGGTGTTCCATTAAATAAGATTGGTTATTTTGCTTTTACTAGGAAAGCTGCTGCAGAAGCAAGAGAAAGATTTTTAAATAAAAATAAAAACTATGTTAGAACTGATGTTAAATTTTTTCAAACACTTCATTCATTAGCTTTTCATACTTTAGGTATGAGCGAAGAAAATGTAATGCAACCAGTTCATTATGAACAAATTGGAAGAGAATTAAGCATAAGAGTTAATTATTATTCAGAATCAGATGAAAGTGGATATTTAAATTGCGACAATGAATATTTTAAATTAATAAATAAAGCGAGAATTAAGAATATATCTATTGAAGAAGAGTTTAATACTAATGAGTGGAGTAGAGAAATAGATTTTGAAGTATTAAATCATATTTATGAAAACTTTTTAAATTATAAGAAAGCATATAATCTTTATGACTATACAGATATGATTACTCAATTTGTAAATAATAAAGATAAGTGTCCATCGTTTGATGTTGTATTTATTGATGAAGCACAGGATTTATCTCCGATACAATGGAAGATGTTTGATATTTTAAATGATAAATCAAAAGATATTTTTATAGCAGGAGATGATGACCAAGCTATATTTGCATGGGCGGGAGCTGATGTTAATAGATTTATTGATCAACCGGCAATAGAAGAGGTACTACAACAATCTGAACGTATACCACAAGCTGTTCAAGAAATTTCTAATATCATATTAGATAGAATACAAGGTAATAGAAAAGAAAAGATATATTTTCCTAAAAAAGATATTAACGGAAATATTATACAAGGAAAAGTAGAGTCAATATTTAACTTTGATAATTTAGATATTAACAATGATAAATGGTTAATACTGACAAGAACTGTATATAGAGCTTTAGAAATATCTAATCAATTAAAACAAAACAATCTTTATTATAAGAATATGTATGGAAAAAGTTTTAATAATAAACTTTATAAATCAATATTAAGGTGGACTTCTTTAACTGATGGGAATCAAATATCAATTGCTGACTGTAGAGATATTTATGATTACTTACAGGAACCTTTTAATGAAAATAATTTTCAAAATAAAATGACAGTTAGAATAGAAGATCTTGGATTTAATAGAGATATTAAATGGTATGATGCATTTGTAAATACAGATCATAATGAAGAATTTTATATTAGGACTATGTTATCTAATGGTGAGAAATTATCTGAAGAACCAAGAATAGAAGTATCAACCATTCATGCAGCAAAAGGTGGTGAATGTAAAAATGTTGTTCTTGTATTAGATAATGCAAGGAAGATCAGAGAAGCTACATCTGAGAATGTAGATAAACAAGATGAAGAAAATAGAGTTTGGTATGTAGGTGCAACAAGATCTATGGAAAATCTTTATTTATTTAAATCAAAAAAAGAAAGGTATGGTTATCAGTTATGAGTAATAAGACATTTTATAAACAAATAGGAGGAGCACATTATAAGAAGTATAAAATACAACCCTCTTTATTTATCAATAAGAATAAGATACTGTTTGCTGAAGGCAATGCAATTAAATATATTTGCAGACACCAGGATAAAGGAAAGAAACAGGATTTGTTAAAAGCAATCCATTATATAGAAATGATTATTGAAAGGGATTATGAAAAATAAAATAAATTTTCCAATTACAATTGTTGATAATTTTTATGAAAATTTTAATGAAATAAAAACAAATATAAATAAATATAATTTTTATCAAAAAAATAATGCTAGTATGCCTGGTTTAGAGACTAAGTTTTTACGTGAAATAGATAGTGATTTTAATAACTACAGTATAAAAAAATTACTTTCTATAATTTATGATAAAAATGTTTTAAATAATATTAAATATGAGTGTAGGTCTAAATTCTGTAAAATTACACCTTATGGTGAAAAATATAATAAAGAAGGATGGATTCATTTTGATGATACTAATGTATTGTCTGCTTTATTATACATAGATGGAGAATATAATGAGGGTACTAGTTTTTATAAAAAAAAGAATAATGATTTAATTTATAATTTTAAAGAAAAACATGATTTATATAATAGATTTAATCCTGAAGAATTAGATTACAATGAAAAATTAAAAAAACATAATGATCAGTTTGAAGAAATATTAAATATTCCTTTAATATCTAATAGACTTGTGATATTTGATTCTTCTCTATTTCATAAATCTAATGGATTAGGGAGTCATAAAAAACCAAGGGTAATACAAACCTTCTTTTTTGGAAATATAGAAAGGAAAGAAAATGAAAGTACCTCTATTTGAAGCACAAAAGGAATGGGTAGAACCAGAAGA